GCATCACCCGCAGGCGCGTTACGCCCAGGCACAAGGCCGGTACTGGGAGGAGAATAAATTGGCAAAGGATAGACGTCCGGGGCATTTCCCTAGCGGGTGAAGTTCGTACCAAGTCGAACACAGTCCAATAAACTAGTCGGTCACTCGGACTGCCGCGTTCCCTCAAAGCCTATGCTTTGATAAAGGGAGCGCTGGACCGACTAGGGGTGTGGGGTGGGGGTAAAGGTGGAAGGCGACGCTCGACGGAGCGTGCGAGAGTAGCTTGATGACACAGTTGTAAGACGAGAAGTACCTCGACAGAACCATAAATGCCACACTGGTTGGCATGCAATTCGGATCTGGCGGGAGAAAGCGATGTTGGGGTTTTGGACCCCACGCGTTACTTGATTCTGATAGTCACTGGCTCACTGCCTTACTGAAACCAATATCCCCATTCTACACCCGCGGTTTTGAAGCCGCTTCTACGCAAACGTGGGCCCAGAGATCCTCAAGGGGCGTTGCATGAATGCATTAATCATTAGCGTAAGACCGCACTGGTACCCTGACAGAACCATAAATGCCACACTGGTTGGCATGTAATTTGGATCTGGCGGGGGAATGGCAGCTTTGATGAGTGCAATAAGACGACGACTTCGCGAGGTGCTACAAAGGATACACAGCGGAATGCTTTCCGGCTGGGCTATTAACATGAATGCGTAAGGACGCTGTACGATGATTCAGCGGTATAATACCGATCGGGGGCGGGTTTCAACCCTCCGAGGCTTTACCACGTTCCCACCTCACGGGATCGTACCCTCCAAGACATAAAATGACCAATCAATTATATGAACAGTCAACGGCCGCCGGATTAACATCAGCGAGAGCGGCCACCCATGTTTTGGAGAAGCTAGACACCCCTGAAGGGGCTATGTTGGAAGATGGGCGAGGTGCTGACGAGCACTCGAGCCCGGCTGTGCGGGATGAACGCATGGCCATCGCGACGCTCTGCGCCGCGCCGCACGCGCCCCCGCGCGTGAGTGACGCGGAGCGTCACACCAGCGACCCGATGGAAACATGCTGGTTCATCGGGATGAGAGGAACTGGCCTTTCTCACTCGATGATTGAGCAATGCCTCACGCAAGCACCTCAGATGGAGCTGATTCGTGGGGGGTTGTTCAAGGCTTTGTGCACTCCCAGCCCGCGCACCAATGGGTATCACTGTGTCAAGTTCACAGGGGATCCTAAGTGCTTCATGAAGTTGAGCCCTCAGAGTAGGAATGCTCTCTACGACGAGCGCGGCTGGGTGCAGCAGCATGTCAGGCGCGGTTTCAAGACTCAACAGAGGAGTCGAGCCCCATTTAGCGTTTGGAAGGACAAACGCAGCACTGCATTTATCGTACTTTGGGTCGATTGTGAGAGTGTCTATGAATTCGTTCATACTTTCTGGTTTCTCAGCGCGCATGATCGCAACGAGCTGATGAAGGCCATGAATGGCAACACCGACCTCCTGCGCGAAGGGCCAGGTTACGTATGGGTGCATGAAATTCCAGATGGGAATTACTTCTCCGTGCTTCGCATGGTCAAGGGGCAGGCTATCGCAGACTTGTCTGCGTATGATGATGACGACAAGTCTGACAGCGAGTCTGACGACGGTGGGTTTATGGGGGCTGAGCCGGCTGCTAGTGCAGTGGCTGGAGGGGAATCGGAGGAAGCGGACGATGAGTCGGTCGTGGCCGAGTACACCACTCATCTGCCGGATGCGCAGTGCGCTGAAGTTGTGCGTCCTTATGTGAAGTGGTTTTCCAACGCGCACAAGGGCATCCAGTCTGAGCCTTCTACCAAGGCGGCTCGCGATTGGAACATGCTTCATGCCCTCATCGACTGCGCGGGACCTCGTGACCGCTCGTTGGACCACGGGCCGCGTGTGGACTGCTGGCAGCCCGATGCCAAGGGGGCGAAGAAGCCGGCCGGCAAGAAGAAGGGGGAGAAGTCGGGTGCGCAGAAGACCAGGGACGCGCAGCGCATGAGGCAGTGGCTGGATGACGCCAATCCAGACATCGCTGAAGCTTGGGTGAGAGCGCGCAGGCCTGATCCTGCTCAGGTGCCTCAGACTAATGATTATCTCGCTTCTTACGCGCATCGGCGCACGAGAGATCAGGTCTACTCCAAGGGAGTCGAGGAGCCTGACTTGTTTCTGTTGCCTTCGTATGTGGCGGACGTTCAAACGGGCCGGACGGCCTACATGGGACCCATGACCAGGGGTCTCATCCAGCAATTGCTGATGATCGGGAACATTGAGC